CGGGCTACCCACCTCTTCTTATACTTAAGAAGAGGCCGCTGCGGAACACCCGAACTCCATACATCATACGGAGAGGGAGCATCAGTGAAATACTGAAGTAGCGCAGCTTCGCTTTCGGTTAGGGGTACGCGGGGTTGCACACTAGTTATGGTGCCAACCTGTACCTCGGCGCGCTGAAGATGAGTGTTCCAGCGACCTCTAAGGTCGTTGTCGTACTCTCTTGTGCGCGTCTTAAGACCAAAAGCACCAGAGGTCTGTGGAACCATGGGAATAACCCTTGGAACCGTCGACGCAATGTGCCGGCTCGTGTTAAGCAAATACTTTTGGTAGAAGTTATTGCTACACTCGACGGTCATTGCTAGAGCCTCCGGTTTACCGTCATTCAGGCCTTTCCAATAAGCAGGGGTTACGTCAACCCCGCCAAAGGCGTCAACGCCACAAGACTCTCTGAACCTTCCGGTCCAGAAAGACTTAGACTCGTTGACCTTGAAGTGGAGTACCTCAAGAGTCCTGAACAACAGTTCCCGACAGTCAGTGGGAATGATGATGTCATCCCCAAAGACGGACACCTGTCCAGCAAGAGACTTAACCCTGTTAAGGGCTGTTCTCCAGTCACTGATATTAACCTTACGTTTTGTCAAAACGCAGGCCAACGCAATGCCTAGGAACAGAAGACTCTGAACCGGAAAGGTACAAGCGCTCCCCATCGTTGTGTACTTACGCAACGAAACAAATTCCGGCACCTTTGGTGCCAGATTTTGCCTTAATGTGGGGGTCCTACACGCGGAAAGGTAAGTCAATAGAAGCGGATTGCTCCTAAAGAACTGACCAACCGCGTGGCAAGTAACGCGATCGCTGGCAGCCGATAAATCGACTGTAGACAGCGACCCATCCCTAGAACCGCGTAAGCAGAGATCTTGGTTACGACGTTGTTCGTCAAAACGAACAAAATTCGACAACCAAGTTCCGCCAACGCGTCCACGAAAGTAGTCCCAGACATTTTGCTGGCACCACTGTCGGGCACAAGGCTCCGCGGCGATAAGCCGAGGTTTCTTGAAGTCCTTGGGAACAGCGACCAATCGAGAATAATCCCCCATCCTGAGGGGATCATTACATGATGGATCGCTATCGCGACTTGCCCAACTTCCAAAGTTATGGTAACCATAACTGGAGATTGGGAAGGATTTGTCCAGGAAAGGGCTCCAACTGTT